ACGCCCGAACGCCACCACGGCGACAGGGCTTATATCCCCCTGGTGTTTTTAGTTTCGTAACAGGCATTCCGTAACAGTTTTTTGTTGTGCTATTTTCTATTTTTATAGTGAGGAGTGGTGTTTTGAAATGTAAGAACTGTGGCAAAATGTTTAAGGTTTCTAATGTTGGTCGCAAACCTTCCTTCTGCTCGACTAGATGTCGAGTTGAATATAATCGGAATAAGAAGCGCTTTGGGGAAACAGCGGATTCTGATCGTGACAAGGTGCGTGTAGAGAAGCAGAAGATTATTGTTCCTGTAACCAAGAAAGTTCAAGCGGAAATTAATCGAGTGGATTTTGAACGTATGATGGATGGCTCTGTGGAACAGGAATTACGTTTTGTGAAAGATGTTCTTCATAGGGCGATGATTAGTTCTGAAACTCCTATGAGTGCGTTGGCGAATATTGGTCGTGAATTGGTGAATGTGTCGCGTCAACTTGACGAGATTGTTACTTCTGGTACGGGTGTATTAAATACGGAAGAGGATGAGGTGATGAATGATGACGATATCAACTTCGACACCTCGCTTATCTGAAGCGGCGAGACACTGTATCATTCCTGAGGGTATTGTTACTTCAGATTTTCCTAAGCTCAACCGTGTAGCAAAACGGTTGGGCTTTACTTTTGACTTATGGCAACAGGGCTTGGGTACAGTGCTGCTGGGTAAACGCGAAAATGGTCTTTACGCTTGTGGTGTTGGTGGAGCGGTTGTTAGTATTCCACGTCAGGTGGGCAAAACGTTTACTATTGGTCTTATCGTTTTGTTGATGTGTGTAACGAGCAAAAGACCTTTGCTTGTGTTTTGGACGGCGCATCATACGAGAACTTCTGCAGAAACATTCAAAGATTTAACAGCTATCTGTGATAGGCAAGCTTTGCGGGGGTATGTGAAGCATATTCGTCGCGCGAATGGTCAAGAGGCTATCGAGTTCATTAATGGAAGTCGTATCCTTTTCGGCGCGCGCGAGCGTGGCTTTGGTCGAGGATTGCATACTGTTGATGTGGAAGTCTTTGATGAGGCTCAAATTTTGTCTGAATCAGCCTTGGAGAACATGGTTCCTTCAATGAATGCCTCTCCGAATGCTTTGGCAATTTATATGGGTACCCCGCCACGTCCTAATGACCCTGGTGAAGTTTTTACTGGTAAACGTCAAGGTGCTATCAAAGGCGTTGACACTGATACGTTCTATGTCGAATTTAGTGCTGACAAGGATTGTAACCTTGATGATCGTAGCCAGTGGGAGAAAGCAAACCCGTCTTATCCGCATCGTACATCGGAATCAGCTATTCTTCGTATGCGTAGACAATTGTCTGATGATAGTTTTCGCCGCGAGGCACTTGGCGTGTGGAATGAACGTATTTCAATGCATGCTATCAACACAGCTTTGTGGGAACAAGCAGCTGTTAGTGAGCGCCCTAATAATGATGGGCTTGTAGGTTTTGCGTTGGATATGAGTCCCGACCGTACGGCATTTAGTATTGGTGCATGCATGAAGTATAAGGATGGTACAGCGCATATTGAGCTTGCCGAATATCGAGACCCGTCTAGGGACGGCACACAGTGGGCTGTTGACTGGATAGCATCTAGGTGGAGTAAAACTGCGGTCGTTGTTATCGATTATCAGTCTCCAGCAACAGTACTAGTGCCAGAGCTTACGGAAGCGCATGTCAAAGTTACTCAAACATCCTTGCGAGACATAGGCAGAGCTGTAGAACGCTTTCAAAACATGCTTGTTGAGCGTAAGTTAACTCACTTGAGAGACCAGCAACCACTTGACATTGCAGTAGGCGGCGCAATATTACGCAATGTTGGACAAAATGGCATGCAAGCATGGAATAAGTCAGGCAGTGATATAGATATTAGCCCATTAGTGGCAGTCACTCTCGCTCTTGAGGGCACTTTTATTACAAAGCGTCGCCCTGGACGGAAGCAAAGGATAAACTAACCATGTTTTTCAACACTGATAATCAAATCCTTAATCTTGCTACAAGCAATATAGGAAAAATTAATGGTATTAACGAAGACGACTATCCTATAATCAACAAACTATTCAAATTATGGCGTCAAAAGTATCCACGCAACATGCTACGCAGCGCCTACTATGATGCGCGTAATCGCTTTCGCGACCTACGTGTAGCAATACCTCCACAAATCGCTAGTCAAGCAGTCAGTACTATTGGTTGGGCTGAAAAAAGCGTACGCGCGCTCGCTGATAAAAGCGTCTTTGAGGGATTTTATATCCCTGATAGTGATGATTACGGTATTAGTAAGATTGTTGAGGATAATCAGCTTGATGTTGATGTATCTCAATTGATTGTGAGTGCTTATAAGCATTCTTGCTCATTTTTGACGATATATGCGGATGAGACAGGGCGTATGGTGTTGATGCCTCGCTCTGCTGATTGGTCGAGCGCTTTGTGGGATAGGAAGAATAGGCGCATTAGCGCAGCGATGACGATTACTGAATGTAATGATGAAGGTGATATTACTGCTTTTACTGCATGGATGCCTTTTAAGAACTATGAGTGCACGCGGATAAATGGTCGATGGGTTGCTGAAACAATCGTAACGAATATGCCTCAGCCTATGATTGTTCCTTTCGTGTATGATGCTCAAATGGATAGGCCTTTTGGTCATTCGCGTATTAACCGTGCTTTGATGGCGTTAACTGATGTGGCTTTCCGTACTATGGTTCGCATGGAGTCGACTGCAGAGTTTTATTCATATCCGCAGTTGTGGTTTCTTGGTCTTGATCCTGATGCTATGACGACAGATGCGTGGAAAATCGCTGTCAATAGTATTAACAGTATTAGCAGGGATGAGGATGGTAATGTGCCAACTATGCAGCAAGTCAATCAGGCAAGTATGAGCCCACATGGAGACATGCTTGAAACGCTTGTCATGCAAGTTGCGGCAATAACTGACCTTACTCCAGAAACGCTTGGAATGAGAGTAAGTAATCCATCAAGCCAGGAAGCGCTTGCAGCATCCGAATCATGGCTTACGCGAACAGCTAACAGGCAAAATATAGCTTTTGGACGTCAGCTTAAAATTGCGCTTGCTATGGCTATTCAAGCGCGTGACGGTTTACTTACCGTGCCAGATTTTACGGGTGTTATACCTGTATGGTCTCCGACGCATGAGGTGAGTGATGCTGCGCGTGCTGATTATTTTACAAAGATAGCATCACAGAATCCAGTATTTGCGAATTCTACTGTGGGTTTGCGTAAAGCAGGTTTAACTCTTGATGAGGTTGCTCAAATTAGGCGTGATGAGCGCAAGCAGAGAGCGCAGCAGGCTGTTGATAGTCTGGCAACGCGTATCGCTGAGAATAATAAGAGTGAGGAGGTAGCACCTGATGACCAGTCAGCGGATACCTCGAATTCTCAAACCACGTGATGGTACAGCTGAATCACTCCAGCAGGAAATAAATCATCATTATTATAAATACCAAGCACAGGTTCAAACTATCGATGAGGAGTATAAGAATCGTATTAATAAGCTTTTTACTCCTCTTGCTGATGGGGATGCTGCTGGAGTCAATATTGACACGTTCATTGACGTTGTTCGTGACTATGCTACAAGCTTCAACGAAGCTACTGCACAGTATTATGCGGATAATCGAGAAATGTGGGCGTTCGCCTCAGATATTGAATTGCCTGACTATGATACTGTGTATGCGTCTGCTGAACGCGCTATCTATGACCGTTTGCGTGGCTACTCCAATACAGACTATAACGGTCTGACATGGACGCAAGTTCGAGATGGAAAGAATCGTGCAGGAATCACTACAACAAGCATGTGGGCGCGTGCTTTAGAAGGTTTAGATTCTACTGACCCTCTTGCATGGTTTAATCTTGCTAATGATATTGCTCACCGTGCGGGGCGATTAACCACGTTATTGACAGCGCAAAAAGACCCGAGTGGAGTCCGCTATGCGCGCGTTCCCCAAGGTGTCACCTGTGAATGGTGTGTAATGATTGCTTCTCGTGGTTTCGTTTATCATACAGAAGATTCTGCTGGAGAGTTGAAACGCTACCATCCTAATGATGATTGTTTGATTATCCCGTCGTGGGGTAAGCAGTCTGTACCCGACTATAATCCAGACAGACTGTATGAACAGTACGCGAAGTGTCGTGATGCTGTAGAACAATATGCAAGCCGTGATCAATATCATCGATGGGTTTTAGAGCAGCCTAAAGATACTACGATTCCTCGTTATGATGTGTGGAAGCGTAACCAGATACTCGCTGAAATGCGCACACGCGACCGCGAATGGCTTAATAACGGAACTCCTCCAACAATCCAATATGAATCAGATAGGGCAGAAAGAGAATTAGCGCGACACGAAAGAACAACAATACAATCACTCACACAGGTAGGAATCAAAGTAGAAGTCAAAACGCGCTCGCTAGAAGATGGTGTAAAAACACCGGATTTAGTAATCAATAATGCTCTTGCTGACATGAAGACCCCTCGTGGAAGTAGTAAGAATACAGTAGATCAGTTAATGCGTAGCGCTCGTCATCAAGGAGCAACTATTTGCATCATAGATTTACAGAGGGGAATGTCAAATCTGAGCGTTGAAGATTGTATCAATCAAATTGAGATGAACATAAAACGTCGCAAACTTCAAGAAGTAATGTTACTTGATTATGACAATAGGCTAATACGTATAAAGCCAAGACGATAGATTAAACCAGATAAGGGTTTGCACGTCTTGGCTTTTGTCTTTTAGTCTATCACACTCTTCGAAGTCATAAAAGCCTCCTCACTCGCAGGGAGAAATGTAACACTGGTTCAAATCCAGTGGGAGGCACGATAAATCCATTACCCGCCACGGGTTATGGTCTGCTCAGCTGTATAGCAGAGTGGTCAACAATCAAAGGAAAGGTCATAACATATGGCAGAACCAATTATTCCTCCAAAAGGTAGTGAGCCTATTGATCCGCCGGCTACACAGGTTAACCCTCCTATAGACGACGGTTTGCAGGCGAAGTATGATGAACTGCTCAAGCATTCTCGTGAATGGGAAAAACGTGCCAAGCAGAACTTTGAAGCTGCTCAACAACTGGAAGAGTTCAAGAAGCAGAACGAAGAACTGCTGCAGCGTGCGAATAAGGCAGACGAGTTACAGAAGGAACTTGACGAGATTAACGCTACACAAAAAATGGCAGAACTCAAGTCAAAAGTCTCAGAAGAAACTAGCGTGCCTGCTAATTTGTTGCCTGATGGCGATGAAGAAACGATGACAGAGTATGTGAAGAAGCTTCTAGCGTGGAACTCACAGCGTCCACGTCTGCCTATCAGCGACCAATCCAAAACTCCATCACGTGAGCCTAAAGACGATGGTTTGCATGTGATGGCACGTCAATTAATCAATAAAAACTAGGAGAAATAAGGAAATATTATGGCAGTTCTTGATACTACAAAGATTGCTATTCCAAGTGATGTGGTAACCACTATTGCTAAGGATGTACAGGGCGCTTCGGCTATTGCCGCATTATCCCCAGCAGTACCCTCTTCTATGCTTGCCAAGGAATATAACTATTTTTCTGGTAATGCAGTAGCTGAAGTTGTTGGTGAAGGCGCTAATAAGAGTGCATATGAGCAGATTGTGAAGCCTGTTAAGGCAACACAGCTCACCGTTCAGACTACTACACGTGTGTCTAATCAGCTTAAGTGGACGGATGAGGATGCGCAGGCTCAGATTATCAAGTCTATTCTTGCCGACCAAGCAAAAGCTATCGGTCGCGCACTTGACACTATTGTGTTCAACGGTCAAAACCCTAAGGATAATTCTTCTCTCGCAGGAGTCGCTGCTCTTACTGAGGGTGCTACTAGCGTGACAGCAGATAAGGATGCGGCAAAGCACCTTGACCAGCTTGCAGCAGCTCTTATTGACTATGAAATTAATGGTGTTGCGCTTTCTCGTCAGGAAGCTGGTGATTTGCGTGCAGTGCGTACTTCTACAGGCGTTCGCATGTATCCAGAAATTCCATTGAATTTGACTGATGGTGCGCAGGTTGATGGTATTCGTGCGGCTGTATCTAATACTGTAAAACCAGTTCTGGCAATCATGGGTGATTTTGACCTTATTAAGTGGGGTTTATCGCGTGAAATGTTTACTGAAGAAATTGCTTTTGGTGATCCAGATGGTGCAGGTGATTTGAAGCGTATGAATCAGGTCGCATACCGTACTGAAGCCGTATTGAACTTCGCTGTGCTCGATTCTAAGGGTTTTGCAGTATTGAAGCCTAAGGCATCTTCTCCTTCGGCTTAAGACTATGAACTACTTTTGATGGGAGGTAGCTTATGACGAAATCTTTCGCGACTACCAATGAGTTGGAAGCTGTCTACCCGTTGGATAGTTCTGAACAGGAGCGGGTGCAACTACTACTGGATTCTGCCAGTCGTATGTTGCGCCTAGCTGCTCCACGATATAAACAGGCAGAAGATGCTGAACCAGGTATCTGCAAGGATATTGTCATTGCTATGGTTCAACGCGTGTTCGAGCAGGAACGCAATACAGGTATGCCCGATGGTGTTACAAGCACGACAATGAGTGTTGATGGGTTTAGTCAATCGTTCGGTTTTGGGCAACCTGTTGGCGGGTTGCGGCTTCTTCCTCGTGAACTCAAGCTTCTTGGGCAAGGTAAACAACATATTGGTCATATTGAGCTATAAGGAGCTTAACTATGAGGGGAATTACAGTCCAAGTCCAATACCCACAGAATGTGGAAACAGCCGAAGGCGACACAGACACTACATACGCTCAGCCTGAAACTGTGGATAACGTTCTTGTAGGTTCTCCTACAGTCCAGGAAACTGCGACCACGAGAGACCTATACGCGCAGAACGCGGACACGAAACTCTACATGCC